CTGTATATTTTTTTGAGGTTATCGATAGTTATTTTATTGATTTGATTGAGATGATATCGTCTTGGTTTGTTTAGCCCGTTGAGGTTAGTCCCTATTCCCACTAAAATTATGAATTCTATTTATTTCGAGGAATCAAATTTGAACGACCTGGGGATCTGGCTTGCACTTTTGTTGGTGCTTGTTTCAGTTTTTTTCCTTTTCAATGCTTTCGTGCTTGAGTCCCAGAATGGTTACGGCCATTCGAAATGGGAATCGCGCAAGAAGAATGAAGAGAAGGCTCATGATCGTAAAGATCGTGCGCAGCGAGAGAAGGAGGCTCGCATTCAGGAGACTAAAGAGAAGAGACGTGTTCGTAACGCGAATCAAGCTCTTAAGTCTCAGTTTGGCATTAAGGAATCAATCAATTTTGTGTTAGATGCGCCTGATTGGGTGCTAGATAATTTTGGCACCTATTGGTTGATGCTCCGCGATATTGCTTCCGAATTTAACTTTTCTTTACCCGAAATCAATTTCCTAGATTTCGGGAAATATTGGGTATTATTCAAGGAAAGTGAAGTTTTTGCTGAATTTTATTACCTCCTTCGTATGATGATCACATTGGGATTTTTGAAGAAGATTGATATTTCCTTTCGAGGAATGTCATTATTTGTTTCTGAACCTTTGCGTCAACAATTTACTGCTGTGCAATTGGTTGAGACAATTGTAGCCTTTGGTAAGTTGCTTATATCAAAAGTATGTCTTGTTCTTGAGACTGGAAACATTAATACATTTTTCCAATCTGAAGTAAAGAGTGCTTATGATGATGAGTTTACTTTTATCAAATCTCAGAAGGCTCGTATCGATGTTGGCCGCAAGGCTGACATTGATGATGAGTCTTACGATCGTCGTGTTCATGAGTGCATTGGCACCACTTTGTCACTTTTGAACATTTGCAAGGCTAGTGAAAGAGCTTATTACTCTATCCGTCTTGCAATTTTGCGTGAAATCCAAACGTCCCGCACCTTAGCCAAGAAGGAAGGTATCCGTGAGAAACCTTATGGTATACTTCTTTATGGTGGATCTGGTGTTGGAAAATCAGCGATTGCTAATGCATTGACTCGTTTTGTTCTTCAATCCAACGGATTTGATTACAGCCCTCGTGCTGTGATATCATTGAACATGGAGGATAAGTATCAATCCGAATTTGCTACCCATCATAAGGGAGTAATTTTTGATGATATATGTAATACTGCATTAGATCGCACGGAAGGATCGCCTACTTTGCCCGTTATTATGTTTTTGAACAACATGACAATGGCCGCTTTGAATGCTAACGCTGATTTAAAAGGTAAAGTGATGATTGAACCTATGGTGGTTACAGCAACTACCAATGTTAAGGATTTATTGTCCAATCAATTGTCAAATGAACCTTTGTCTATTAATCGTCGTTTCGAGGTCACTATTACTCAGAAAGTGAAACCTGAGTATTGTAAACCTGGAACACAAATGTTAGATAGTTCGAAGATTGCCCATATGTCTAGAGATCAATTTCCTGATTATGCCACTTTCACCGTTGAGGAACCCCGTTACAAGGACAACAAGACTGGTGATAAATTTAAATCAGGAAAAACTCAACATGTCACGTACGTGCCTCGTGTATTTGAGGGCAAACCTTTAGTTGATGTTGATATCAAGACATTGTTGCGTTTTTTGAAGATTGATTCTGAGAAGCATTTTGCTCATCAGAAATCATTTGTTCAATCACAACGTGATTTGGCTGATATGCCGTTGTGCAAGTGTGGTTTACCAGTTGATATGTGTGAATCTTGTCCTTTGGATTCACAGGCTGGTATTCCTAATATTAGTGAGGTTGTGGAATATCTTACTGTATTGGAAGTTCGTGTTATTGCATGGTTGAATGCCTTTTTGCAAGCTCTTATTGTTTCGCGCTTTGGATCAGCTATTGTAGCTTATCTTATGCGAGATAAATTGAGGGATATTGTTATGAACAGCATTGGTTATTATCTCATTTGTGTTATTATCACTTTGGGATATGATATCTTCATGCATGTGCGAGGTTCGTGGATGATTCTCGCTTTAACACTGCTATACTCAGCTTATGTTACCGCGCGTTTTTACATGGTCCGTCGTTCTGTCGTCAAGAAGTTTGCTAACATTCCTTTGCCCTCGCAGTACATTCGTGACATGAGTTGGAATGCAAAGTTGAGAGTTATGTACTTTTTGATGTCCATTGGAATCTGGAAGGTTTTGGTTGTGCTAGCCAAGAAGTGGAAGACACTTCCTACTTCCCAAGCTGCAAAGCCAATTACTTTGAAACCAGATGCCAAATCATGGCAGAATGAAACTGAATTTTGGGATGTGCATGCTCGTGAACGCAAGTATCTTTTTGGAGATGCTGGTGTTAGTGAGAAATCTCGTACTATCACTGTTGATAATTTCACTAGCTTGATTGGAAACAAGTTAATGGTTATCGAGAAGGATAGTGGAGAATTTTGTAATGTTGTTCCATTGAAGAGTAATGTTCTTTTGCTTCCAAATCATATGGTTACGTCAAATACCGAGTTTGTGACGTTGACTAAGATTGGAGGACACACTTTTAAGAATATGCCTTTGGATGACAAAGTTGCCATGCGCGTCTCAGGAACAGATTTTGCTGTTTGGTACTGCCCTGGAGCTGGATTGCATCGCGATATTATTGACTATTATCCTAAAGATATTGATGAAGGTAAAAAGGTAGAAGTTTTTACTATTTATAATAATGAAGGAAAGTTGGTCAAATTTGCGAATATGATGGCTACTCGTGGTAGAGTTGTCACAAACAAAGGAGGAACCTTTCAGGGGTATAAATACAGTTTCCCTGAAGGTACCTTTGGTGGTTTGTGTATGGCAACTTTGATTGGTAAGGTGAATGGAATGCCATTCATTGCCGGTCACCATTTGGCTGGCAGAGGTTACAATGGGGCTGCTGGTGTATTGACCAGAACTGCTTTGTTGGAAACTATTGCCAAACTTGATGAGAGACCATGTGTGTTGGTTTCTCATTCTGCTACTGCTATGGAAACGCAGAGTATGGGTATTGAGTTCGGACCATTAACTGCTCCCCACGAGAAATGTATCACGAACAATTTGGAGTTAGATGCCAAGATTCGTGTGCATGGGGGACACAATGGTTCTTCTCGTTCCACTCCTAAGAGTGCTGTAGTGACTTCTGTTATCTCATCCGCCGTTAAAGAAGTGATGGGAATTGAGAAGAAGCATGATCAGCCTAAGGAGATGGGTGCCCAGCGTCATAAGGAATTGGACATTAGCGGTAAAGTTGACACTGCCACTGAATTTGATTCGGAGTTGCTCAACAAGGCTGTTACTGATTACGGTCTCAGCCTTATGTCAATTCCTAAGTCAGAGCTTGCGAAGGTTGGCAAGATTAGTGATGATGCTAATCTAGCTGGTCTTGATGGAGTTTTGGGCATCAATGCGATGAATTTTTCAACTTCAATTGGCTTCCCTGGAAAGGGAGCCAAGACACAATTTGTTGAAAGATCCGATCGTCATGTTGAGGGAATTTCGTGTCCTCGTGATGTTGATTCTATGATTCTTGAAGAAATTAAGAAGATGGAAACTAAGCTTTTGGCTGGTGAATCCATCAATACTGTTTTCAAGGCTTCATTGAAGGATGAACCCACAAAAATGACGAAAGATAAAGTGCGTGTATTTGCTGCGGCAAACATGCCATTTGTTATGCTTGTTCGTAAGTATTTTCTAACTCTCGCTGCTTTGGTGCAGCGCAATAAGATTGCTACCGAATGTGCTGTTGGAACTGTCGTCCAGTCACCTGAATGGACAGAACTGTTTGAGCACATTGGCAAGCATGGATGGGAGCGTGCCATCGCTGGTGATTATGCCAAGTTTGATGGACGTATGAGCCCCCAATTCATGTTAGCTGCTTTCAAGCTTTTAATTAAGCTAGCAGAAAAGAGTGGAAATTATGA